AACTGAAAGAGATGGTTCATCGTGATAAACGCCGTAAGCAATATAAATGATTGAATTTCACTTACCCTTGCCGCCCACGCTCAATTCTCTTTACCCTGGCAAAGTGCGACGGCATAAAAGCGAGAGATACAAGACATGGATAAGGGATGCTAATGCTATGCTCAATGCCCAGCATGTGCCAAGCATTAAGGGTCTGGTACAAATATCCTATATTATTGGCAAGCCTCGTAACAAGGGTGGCGAAATAACTAGCAAAGCGATGGACTTAGCCAACAGAGAAAAAGCCCTATCTGACTTGATTACTGAACACGGAATTATAGAAGATGATTCATGTATTTGTAAGCTAATCATGGAATGGGGCGACATTGAAGGCGTTGATGTTTTTATCCAACCTTATGTCAGAAAGGAACACTAGCTTTGTCAAATTTCCAGTCCTCACAACCTATATCCTTAATATCATCAGGTATTTTCTGCCCTGCATCCCTGCATAACCCCGCATCATAATGGATACAGACATTGCAGGGAGTAGTAGTCGGCATTTTCTCTAATAAGGCAATCAGTGTAGCTTTTTCATGCGGTGACATCAGCTTCATTTCGGTAATTCCTCTATCTTGAATCCGCCAACCTTAACTGCAAAATTTATAACCTCCATACAAATGCGTTCCCGCTCTTTGGGGTGTGGTATTTTAGTTAGCTTTACAATAGCCTTGTAAATATCCAGCTCTATCTGGTCGTTTACTGACATGTTATTTCTCCGTTTTTTCATCTACTTGCCAAATTCTATCCTTTATCTTTTCATTACATTGTGCTATAAGTTCGACAATACCCATATTGTAATCTTCTCCAGCTTCTCCATCTTTTGTAGATAATCTTTCCAACTCCTTTGATATAAGCGTTGCATACCCTGCAATGTCATCCCATGAATCTTTATGGTATGGATTACCACACACTATCCGAGCCATCTTCATCGCTATCATATCCAACGCAGCCTCAAACCTGGCATCAGCATTGTTATGAACGCCATCATATAATGCTTCTTTGATTCCGCTATAAACCCGCGACACTTCTACAAAATCTCCATGTGTTTCTTCACGTTCTGCAAGCACACTTTCAATACTCATAACTCTACTCCTATAACTTCATGATACTTTCCTACCTTTTTAACATGCACCACCTTTGGCACTTTCAGTTCACTGGTACGCAGCAACGCCTCATCAGTGCTTTTAGGTGGAGCATTGCCTGCATTCTTCCGCCACCAGAAGCAAGCCATTTCCCTTGGTGTCCCGGTATGGCTGAAGCACAGCCATTTACTGAAAGTTTTTAGTATGCCAGATTGATAATCAACGCGCATGGTATCAGGCTTCCCACTTTTTTTATGGCGGTAATAACTTACACCAGTCACCGGATATGATTCAACTTTTAACTGGGTGGAAAGCACGGCGGATTCGCTGGCATTGCGCTCTATCTTGATTTCGGGTGGGGGGAACTCGAAATCACACTCAGGGCATACAGTAAAGCCAGCAAAGACAATGGTTTTGCATTCAGGGCAAGTTTTGGTAGGGGCAGTGCCTTCACCTTTTTCGCCTTTCTTTTTCGCCCTAATCAAGTCAATTGGCCCGTGGGTTTCCAGCCACCCGGAGAAATCAAGAAGTAGGCAGTTTTCCTTGTCTTTAGATAATCTAGTCCCGCGCCCTGCCGCCTGCACAACCAACCCTGCCGATTTGCTGGGGCGAGCAGAGGCAATAAGGTCAATCTGTGGTATATTTGTTCCTTTAGTCATAACATTCACATTGGTAACACAGCGTATCTCGCCAGCCTTGTACCTCCTGAATATTGCTTCGCGCTCGGCTTTAGGCGTTGCCCCACATATCATTTCACAGGATATACCACGGCTGCGAACCTCGTCACGCATATGGATAGCATGGTCAACTGTTGTGCAGAATATCAACCAGCATTTTCTATCTTCACCATATTGCAATATTTCATCAACTATTGCCTTGTTAATATCATGCTGGTCAACCGCCTTTTCAAGCTGCTCAACTATATAATCACCATTCCGAGTGCCTACATCTGATAAGTCAAACTTGGTTGACATCGCCTTGGAAATTAAAGGCGATAAATAACCATCAGTTATGCCTTGCAACATGCCATATTCATACAACACCTTCCCAAAAATGGCGTTTTTACCATCTGTAAGCAATCCTTGAGACATACGAAAAATCGTGGCTGATATACCTAAAACTACTAATTCGGGGTTGGCTATTTTTAAATCAGCAATAAATTTACGATACATAGTGCCATCTTTTTCGCTCAAATCTTGACTCTCATCTATTATTAGCAAGTCAATTTTATGTTTTATATCAAATGCTTTGCGCCATATAGATTGAGTGCCAGCAAAAATAATTTTCCCGTTTAGGTTCTTTACTCCTACCCCAGCACTATAAATGGTAGCTGGGGCATCATGCCATACCCCAAGCATTTCTTCGTAATTCTGTATAACTATCTCTTTGCTAGTTACGGCAATAATAACATTTGTTTCTGGGTATTGTGTAATCATCTCCTTGCACAATCCAGCAATTACTCTGGATTTACCAGTGCCAGTAGCCATTGAGATAAGCCCGTTCTTATCACCGCCATTTTGATAGTAATCCCAAAAAGATTTGCGTGCGGCAACTTGGTAATACCTATCTTTTTTCTCAGCAAGAGCTTTCATGCTATTCTCTTGTAATGTTTCCCATTTAACAAATTATCAACCTGCCTAATATTTTTTGCTTTTACCTTTTGCATAATTATTTCGGTTGTCATATTAAAATCACCAAGCAGCCTAATTTGCCTAACTTGCTCTACAGTTAGTCTGTCGCCATGCCCACAAATAACACGATTGATATAATCTTGGTCATTAGCCCAACGGGCAGCGCACAATGGATTCGGCATACCTTTAATGGATGACATCTTGGATAGCTTATCAATGATAGAATCACGTTCTTTTATGCTCTTGGCATGAAAGCCTAACTTATTTAAATATTTCATCCCTGCAAAACCACCGGGTATCATATTAAGTCCTTGCGGGTACAATGTTTGCTCCACAAGCCTTTCTTCCATATTCATAGCATCTTCATAGCTAAGGTCTGAGGCTATAACCCAATGCACCATAGGTTTATTTGAATGTTCGCGTAAAGCGCGATGGAATACTAAATTAGAACCTGTTAATGCTGCTGATGTGTGTTGACTAAAACGTGAAAACCAGCGTTGCTTTGTAACCCCAACATATCTTAATGGCATTTCTGTGCCTACTTCATGTATATATACTGAATGTTTTCCTGATTTGTTATTATTGTCACTCATCACCAGATTAAGAGGAATAAGTATTTTTGTCTTTGCTCCCATTTTATTTTTTGTGTTCATTATTACTAAAAAGCCATGATGAAAATCATTCCCTTCTGTCTCCCGAATCATGGCTCTATCTTTATCAAAATCCAGCTCAATCCAAAAAGACCCGTTTTTTGGTTTTTGCATTTTATCAAGCAAAAATTTGCTATATGGGGCTTGCAATGTTCTCACCATTTCTGCCGCATCTAGATAAGATGGCAAAAAGTCATTAAGCCTAGATACGTCAATCAATGTTTCGTAAATAGCTTCTTTAACACTTATACTACTCCCCATCATGCCACAAACTCCCATCCGCCAACCGATAAGTCACGCCCTTCTCGCTGGATTTAATTACGTCGCCTGGCACTAGCTTTGGTAAAAATTTGTGCAAAACACAACCTTCAACCTGTTCCTCCGGCGTAAGTATCTTCCCATGCCTTTCACAATGCCATTGCCCATTCTCTATAGCTGTTGAATGGAGACACGTTCTGCAACCCCTATCAGGCATTTCCTGTTCATGGCAGATACCTGAGAATTGGCAAAAACGGCACTCGAACCAACTGGCGGTATCGCTAATCTTCTCTGGTGGCTCTTGCGCGTCAATAATCCGCTGCGCCTTGGCTTTTAGTTGCATAGCAAAGGCGGGGTCGGCTTCGGTACGGACAGATACAGTATCACGCACTCCTGGGGTTGAAACTGTCATGTAATGGCGGTCTGTGCCTTCATAAAACATATAGCAAATAGCCTGTGCGTAATAGACCGGATTCCACTTGCGTAACGCCAGTTTCTCCCCCAAATCAGCGATGGCTTTTTTCAGCTCGTTGAACTTCTTTTCTGATGTGGATTTATGCTCCCAAACATGCAATTTCTTCGGGGCTTGCAATAAGCCTGTAATCTTGCCATCTAGTTTTCCGACAAAATGCCCATTGCAATCGGTATATTCAAACTGCTTGCCAGTTACGGGGTCTAATGTTTCAAGCATTACTCCCTGCGCTAACCTTAGCCTCTCTGCCTGCACCAGTTCTGAGGCGTGTCCATCGGCAAAGTTTTTAAGGGTTTTGGCATCGAAACGCTCACGCAGAGCTAATCTAAACCTATACCAGATTTTACGGCTGCATGACTCCCCGATTACTCCCATGCCTAAGCGTGATGCCCTTGCCGGTTCAGATGCCGCTTTATCTTCGAGAGCGCGGTCGGCAGCCAGCAAGGTAGGGTCGCCATCAAGTAGGTTTGCTAAATCTGTCATTCTGGTACTCTATCATTATGTTTGGTTTTATCATCCCACACTTACGACAAGCGAGGGGGTATAAGCCCAGCATGCGAAGCTGGGCTTGCCCTTCCGTCAGTACAAAATCAGCGCACTCATGCCTGATTACTATTGTTTTGGCTTCTTCCATGACGCTACCGCTGGCTTGGGAGTTGAAGAAGCTACCGCAGGTGTAGGAGTTGCCGCAGGTGCGCCCCATGTTTTGCGTTCTGGCACTGTACCAACCGCAGCTTTTGCCGCCCCCTTCTTACTAGCATACCAAGATTGATAATCTTCCTCGGTTGAGCCGATTGGCAGGTATTTAAGGCATTTATTAGATTCCTTAAAGTTACCCCTGGCAGGCTCAATAGCCAAATACATGCACACCTCATGCCCGATTAGCTGTTCAGTATTCGGGGAAGTGGTAAAGCCAAGGGCTTTGAGTAAATCACCTAATTGCTCCTTGGCAATCTTCACCGCTGTCTGATTCTTATTCACTACGTTGAACTTATCCCAGAACTTGCGGTTGCCATGCTCAGGCGGTGAGGTGATGTCAAACTCAATCTCGAGGTACTTGCCATATGTGGGATTGCCTTGCTGGTCAGGCTTGGTATCCTTCATATCAGCGCGTGTTATCACGCCAGAATAAAAGCCAATTGGAAGTGGCGAACTACTGCCACTGCCTACTGTACGCTCGTACTGGGTAAAATCCTCGCCAAGGGACGATAAATCAAAATTACTCATATTATTAGTCCTTTCTAGTTGTTGTTAATTAGTGTAATTGACTCATTTCAACAGAAAAATATCCACTTCTTTTTCCGTCTATTACTTTATAAAATATATCCCTAAGTCTTTTATCGTGAAGAAATGTAAGTATAATAATTACGGCATCTTCTTCAGAGGTATTTACAATTGCTGCTGATTTAGTATTTTCATCACCAACATCAACAGAGACTCCTAGCATATATTTAACCCCGGATTCATTAAGCAACGCAACTGCTGCATTAAATTTCTCCTGATTCATAACCTATCCTTTTTCTGTAAGAATTTAGGTTTAGGTGCTTCTTCCTTAGCGGCATCCGCCTCCACTTCCTCTGGTGCAGGTTGCTCTGCAACTGGCTCAACTACTCTTACCGCCTTTTTAGCTGGTTCTGGCTTTGCTGGCTCAGGTTCAGTCTCAAACTGTTTGAACCAAGGTATATGGGTTGCCATAGCTCCCCATAAATCCTGCCAATCTTTGTCCTTGATATGAATCTGCGCTGGCAAATCATACCTGTTTTTAGCATCCCATGCTGGGCGTTTTTCAGTATAAACAATACGCTCGCCATTACCTACGCCACGCTGCCTTGAATTACCAAAGCCAAGCTCTTCTTCTGCACGAGCTACTCTCCAATTGGCAAAGAATACAGCATCACAATATTCTGTGATTTTGTCCTTGGCAGAAGTTTTATCACTATTTTGCAATTTCAGTGTCCAGCTATCATAACTATCACCATCTGGCGGAGTTATCTTTTGCAATGTAGAATGAGCAAGGAATATAACAGCCATGTCTTTACCTATGCGAAGCCGGTCAACTAAATCTAAAAAGTCTTGCCAGTAATCTAGGGCGAACTTATAGCCCTTGCCAAATCCATAATCTTCAATAGAGCTTATCGGCTTGCCTTTTTCAGTGGTGGGCTGTTGCTTAGTTAAGTATTTCCATACCATAGGCTCAAACCAATCCAGAGTGTCATAAACTACTGTTTTAAAATTATGCTCCTCGTTTAAAAGCGATAGCGTCATTTCCATAACATCCTCATAGCTTTTGGCTTGCCAGCGTGGCACGTCAAGATTGCCGAGCGAGTTTTCGGTAAAGATGAATACAGGGTTAGGGGCATTGGCGGCGAATTTACTTTTCCCAATTCCCTCATCACCAAAGCAGCATAATATAGGCGGGGATGCTGAAACCCCTGTTTGCAGACTTGCTAATGATATTGCCATTTTTATTACTCCTTTATTTTATAACCGGTTTCTGTTTGCTCTAATAACTCTAATTGGCATGCTTTTAATGCACACATTTTGTCATGATTTGCTTTGCATAAATGAGGTGACAACCCCCATCCTGCTATCCAGTTTATAGGCGTAAAATAGTTAATTGACTTCATTGCTTTATCGTATTCATCAAAACTAATTTCACCGTTTGCTTTTTTTACTACGTCAATTGCAAGCATAGCGCATTCATATTCCAATCCCATATCCCTACTCCTTATCTTTTACTATTTTGAGTGTTGCGTTACCCTTGCTGATAGTCCGGGCTTCTTCAAAGAAGCTACGCACATCATCAGGGAAGTTCTTATATGCAGTTTCGCTTATATTGTATTTAACCTGCATATATAATTCTGGGTTCTCACCGCTGCTGGCTATCTCTTTATACTTGGCAGCCATAAGCTTTTCGTCCCATAAAACTTTTTTAGGGATATTGACCTTAACCTGGTGATTGCCAACAGTGATAGTAACATCGCCGAATGGTTCTGGTTTCATACTGAGTAATGCTTGGATTTCTTTTTCGCGGCGGTCTAGCAAGTCTGCTATCGCCATTTTCTTATTGCGCTCGGCAACTGCTATGGTTGCTTCTGCCCCTTCAATCTGCCGTAATAATTGGTCGTCTGTTGCATCGCTAGTCATATTCAAGTCCTTTCAAGTTAGTTCAAGTAAATGTCAAAATTCTATTTGACAATAATAACGGTAAGCCCCTATTGTGTAAATGTCAAGCACTAAAAAACATAAATTGGGGAATTATTTATGAGCAGACTAACACCGCACAAACGCAAGGTTTTTGGAGCTTTATTAAGAAGTGAGCGCGAAAAAAGAGGGTGGAGTGTACGAAAAGTCGCAGAAATAATTAGCTATTCTTTTTCTTCTCTAGCGGCAATGGAGCGTGGCGAAGAAGTCAAGTTAAAAATGTCAGTAATTGAGAATCTCTGCATCCTCTATGAGCTACCATTGGATGATATATGTATATCCATTGAGAAGATACCTACACATATTTTCTATAAAATAATTGATGCCCCTGAGTTGATAAACATCATTCGCAATTATGAGGTGTAAATATGGTTTATACGATTGACCATTTGCGCCCTATATTGGATAGAGTTCGCACTGACATTACAGCAATTAAAACACCAGACGGCGCATCAATTTGGAAGCGTGACCAACCACTTACCAGTGAAAGAATTAAAGACCATTTAAACGGCATTTGCCTACGCGGGGTATGCCCTATTAAAGAGGGTGAAAATACTACACGACTAGCACTGCTCGACCTTGATTCGCACAAAGGCGAAACAAGCTGGAATGATATGTTAGAGATAGCACAGAAAATATTTGAAGCCTTTTTACTCCACGAAATTTGCTTTGATGGGTTCAGGTCTAGCGGCGGAGCCGGAATCCACTTAATAGCAATCTGGCAAGACCCGCAAGACGCTTACAGTGTGCGTGAATTGTTCAAAGAGGTATTGGCAGGGATAGGATATAAAAATGGCACTTCGGGCGTAGCAAATAAAGAGGTGGAGATATTCCCCAAACAGGACTTAGTTGCTAAAGGCGGTTGTGGCAACCAGTTCATTTTACCATACAGCCCAAAAGGTGTGCCTATTATCGAGCCTGAATGGAAAATATCAGCATCGGTTGAACTACGGGCAAAGCCTCTGCCCAAGCCTAAGAGATACCCTATATATAATGGGAAGATAGATGAAGAAGAGGCGGTAAAGGCTCTTCAATTTATAGACCCTGATGTTAGTTATTCTGTATGGGTAGAAATTGGCATGGCATTACAGGAGCGTTTCAGCAATTCTGGATTTGATATGTGGGATGCCTGGTCATCACATGGAACAAAGTATAATTCCAAAGAAATGTGGAATAAGTGGCAGTCATTCCGCAATGATGGTGGTATTACCATAGCTACCATGTACGACCATGCAAAACTTGCTGGGTGGAAACCTGAGCCAATAGAATACCCAGAAGTTGACACTACTTTAGCCACTGAATTTGTAAATAAGGCATTAAAAAAACCTGAAATAGAAAAATTGCAGCCGGAACTACCCCTTTCTGAATTTAATATTAACTTTGAATCCTTAAAACTTGAAGGGTTAATTAATGATACTGTGCGTTATATTTTGCAAGATTCATGGCAGCCGCAGCCTATTCTTGCTTTGCTCAATACGTTAGCATTTGCAGGGGCAGTATTTGGGCGCAGATATGCCAGCCCACTTGATACTCGTACTAACATTTATTTAATAGGCATTGCAGATACTGGCTGCGGGAAAGATACATCACGCAAACGTATAGCTAAATTGGCAGAATTAGCAGGGCTAGGAGATTTTATTGGTAGCAATGCTATTCGCTCTGATACTGGGATTGCCAGGTCTTTGGCTAGTAATCCCTGCCAAGTATTGCATTTGGATGAATATGGTAAATTTCTACAGGCATTGTCTGACCCAAAGGCAAATGTTCATCACAAATCAGTTATAAAATTATTTATGCAATTATATTCTGACTCCAGCGCGGTTTATAAGCATGGAGAATATGCAGATGTTAAAAATAAACAGGTAGTTATCCATAATCCTAACCTATGTGTATATGGGACTACTACTGAAAAAGACTATGTTAAGGCTCTGCACAGAGACGCCATTGAAAGTGGTGAATTAAATCGCACTGTAGCTATTAAAGTAAACGCAGTTAATAGAGTTAGAGTCGATAGTATAGCAAAAGCAGATGATGATTTAATTGCTGCATGGAATCGCTTTTCTTTAGAAAACTCAGGGCTTAATTCAATGCTTAATTCCCCTACAATCCCACCAGAACCAATAATAGTTGAATGGGGCGATTGTAACGACTTGCAATGGGATATTGCCAACGAGCAAGATTTATTCATACGCGATGAGCCAAATGGATTAGGTGCTTTGTGGGTTAGGAGGCATGAGAATATTATAAAAATTGCCATGATATTTGCTATCGCCAGAAATAAGTTAATGCCAGAATTTAAAAAACAAGATTTTGAAATTGCAAAGAAAATTGTCGATAGCTCGATAAAATACATGTGTCATTTAGCAAATAATCATATTTCTGATTCCGAGTATGAAGGATTGCAACAGAAAATTTTGAAATACTTGAAAACCAAGCCAAATGGGGTGGGTATGACGGATTTAAACAATAAATTCAGAAGCATCAAAGCGAGAGAACGTAGAGAAATGTTAGCTGATATGGTCAATCAGGGAGTTATAACTATTGAAAAAGGCGGAATAGGACAACGACCAAAAGAAATAGTCAAGATTTGCTAATCTCAATTTCAAATCCTGCATTTTTCAGGACTGCCAAATCCTCCACAAGCAAAGTCTTACCGCCTTTAACTTGGGCTATGGCTATAGATATAGGGTCATCAGGGAAGTAACGAATAGTGCCGTACAGATTCTTTGCTGTTAGTTTTAATGTTGGTAATTTGCTCATAACGCCCCACACATCTTAATAACGGTTATAATTATCATCCCCCATGCAATAATGGTCGAGCCTATCAGTACAAAGAATCCTTCGCGTAGTTTAGAACGGTTATTGTCATTTGCTGGCATCACACACCCTTAAATAGCCAGAGCATTACCCCGACTATTCCTATACATGCTAAAATTGATAATAAAACGCTTGTCATTGTTTATTTCCTTCCCAATAACCATTCAATTAACGACACCTTCAACCCCTGATAATACCCTAACTCATAATAAAAACGATATATGGGATTTTTAAAAGGACATGCAGTTATTTTGCATCCGGCATAACCTGCGCGTTTTCCCATACGATAAGCTTCAAACATTTTTATGCCCTCCAACATTCTACATTATCAGCAGCATCGGCTAGCTTAGAAAAGCCTTGCGCCCTCAGAAACTCACTTATTATTCCATCAAGGTTGCATCCGTTAGATTCTTTATCACGGGTATTACATTTTTCTTTTATCATTTGCAAAGCTTCATTCTCGGTCATATATTCCCCATTATTCTCCCAATGTTTTCGGGTTGTGGATAGCATTATTTTCGTCTAGCATAAACTCAAGGAAACTGCGCCCTCCTCTGTGGATAACTTAGCGTATAGTTCGGCAGTTAGTGTCATACGCGCCTGTTTATCTTTTATCCCTTCCAGCAAGGTTTTAACGTTATCCTTATACCCTGCTTTCCATTCTTTGAGCAGTGAATCTGGCGTTATCATAATTACCCCGACTATTCCTATACATGCTAAAATTGATAATAAAACGCTTGTCATTGTTTATTTCCTTCCCAATAACCATTCAATTAACGACACCTTCAACCCCTGATA